CCTCGGTGTAGCCCTGGCGCAGCACGCGGCGGGCCGTCGACACCGTGAGGTCGGAGAAGTCGCCGGTGGCGATGGCGCTGCGCATCTGGAGCGCCATCCGGGCGATCTCGTACTTGGAGCGCCGCTTCAGCTCACGCACGCCGCGGGCGTGGAGCAGGTCGGTGCAGACGTCGATCAGGGAGTAGTGCCGGTAGGCCTTGCCCTGCTCGGTCTCCTCGAAGCCCGTCTCCTTGCCCTTGGGACCCTGGCGGGGCTTCGCGCGGTAGCACAGCGCGTCCTCCATGCCCTTGAGACGCTTGTCGAGCTCGTCCTGGTCGCCCGCTCCGAAGTGCGGGTCGGTGCGATGCTCCTCAGCCTTCTCGGCGTGGGCGTCGATGAGCTGCTTGCGCGCCTCGTCGACCGAGACGTTGCCATCGATGAGGCGGGTGACCAGCTCCTCGTCGGTGACCTCGAGCTTGGTGGCGGTGGCACGGATGCCCGTGATGCGCTGCTTCTCAGCGGCGCGGGCATTCTTCTCGGCCTCTCGCGTCACCTTCTCGAGGTCCACGACGTTGTCGGCGGGCGTGTCGGTCTCGGTCTTTTCGGGCGGCATGGTGCGCTCCTGCTCAGGCAAGAAGAACTCCGGCGGAGCCGGCTGGTCGGGGTCGTGGCCGCGCAGGCTCCTCACCTGCGAGTCCATGTCGAAGGGCATCGGAACGATGGAGACCTCGTAGGGCTCCCAGTCGACGGCGCGGTACTCGTCGAGCTCGCCCTCGCGCTGGGTCACCTCGTACTCGTAGACGTCGTAGCCAACCGAGCAGTTGACGAGGATGCCCTCGCGAATCTTGAAGACGTCGTCGGCTGCGCTGTCGGCCTGCGAGAGGCGGGCGGTGCAGCGGCCCTCACCATCCTCAATCCGGGCGGTCCCAGGCATGATCTGGCCGATGACGGCGCGGTTGGACCAGCCGTTGTGGGCGCTCAGAAGCGGGGCACGCTTGTTGAGACGCTCAAGCCGGACGTGGCCCTCGTCGAGGGAGAGGCTCTCGTAGTAGCGCTTGTAGTAGCCGCGTCGGCCACGGGCGCCCGTCGTCCACACCAGCTCGATGGTCCGCTCCTCTTCGTTCCAGGTCTCTGGAGCGAAGCGGGCCTCACTGAGGCCAGGCATCGGAGTCTTGAGCCGGTGTCGTTGCATGGTGGCCAGCCTAGGGGCGGCACAAAGCGCCGGTCGCATTCCTGCGGTCTGCGGCCTCAGCCAACAGCCGAGAAGCCCCGAGAATCCTCGTCCTTCTTCTCATCGCCCTTGCCCTCAGCCTCTTCGGCCTTGGGTGCGGGAGCCAGAGCCTTGGTCGCCCCAGAGAAGTCCATCGCCACACCGGCCTTGGCCAGCTTTTCGTTCTCGACCCGCAGCTCCTCAACGTGCGTGTCGAAGTCCTTTCCACGGCGCTTCAGGAGCTCGGTCTTCGTGTAGAGACCGGCGCCGCCGCCGAGAATGTCCGCCTTGAGGTCCTTCTCGCGGTCGATCTCCTCGAAGTGCGGGCTCACCCACTCGACCCCGTAGTCCGCCTCCGGAAGCTCTCCAGCGGCGATGGCCATCTGAAGCCACCACCGGAACGTGACGTCGCAGAACTGGCGGACGATGAGCACCTGGCGCAACGCCCGGGCGAGGCGGCGCCACTCGATGTTGCCCATGCGACCCGACGAGAAGTTGACCTTGCTGAGGTCGCCGGCCAGCAGTTCGTAGTTCAGCCCGAGTCCGGTGGAGATGACCCGCAGAATGGTCCGCACGAACTCCTCGATGCCCGACACCACGGTGGGCATCTTCACATCGAACTCGTCGCCCTCGGGGATGCACAGGATTTCGCCGGCGGTCAGGTCTCCGATCGGCACCCCATCGACGTCGACGATAGGGGCGCCATCCTCCACCGCCTCGAAAAGCTTGCTGTCCGGGCTGGCGCTCTTGTAGGTGGCGACCACCATGGCCTCGATGCGCTTCCGCAACACCTCGGCGTCGATGTACGCCTCAAGGTCCTCGAGCAGCATCATGATGGGTGCCAACCACGGAACACCACGCACCTGGCCCGGCCGGTCGCAGTGGTAGATGTGCGCCACCTCGGAGGCGGGCACGCGGTTGGCTTCCGAGGAGATCCCGACGCTCGGGGTCACGTTGTCGTGCGGGTGGAAGGGGAACAAGTAGTAGGCCACTCGGCGCCCAAGGCGGTCGAGCTCGACGCCCTGAATGATGCGGCCTCGGTCCTGACCATTGGACCGCAGGAGCTGGGACTTCCCGCTGTCGAGGTGGTCGGCCTCCATGACCTGGAGCTGCAGCGGAACGGCCAGGCCATCCTCCATGCGCCGCGGCCGCCGCCGCACCAGGCACTCGCCATCGCTGGGGATGGTGCCAGCGACCAGGCGTTGCAAGCCGTAGAAGTCGTGACGTCCATCGGCGTCACAGTCCCGCGACCACCGCTCAAACAGACGCTCAGCCTTTGTGTTCAGGTCGTCGACAGAGATAGGCTGGCCATCGACGTCGACCACCGCGTCTCCCTCGGCGCGGACCTTGATCTGCGGCCGGACGCCGTCGCCTACCACTGAGCTGGTGAACACCATCTTGGCCTTGGCGGCGTGGGGTGCGTTGCGCACCTGGTGCCGGGCGCGCTCTCGAAGCGTACGGCCGTTCGCCGCGGTGACCGCGTTGGCGCTGCTGGCGCGCGAGCCCCACTTGGCCGTGCGGCGGCCGGCCTTGGCGGCGTTGTAGTGGTTCCGCTTGGCCGCGGCGAAGCCCTGGCCATAGGCCTTGCGAAGCTGGGCCTGCTCTGCCTTGGCGTTCGTCCGGGCGACGAGATCTCGCTGAGCCTCGCTCACCAGGGTATCGGCCTGACGCTTCCAGCGGTTGAAGGGCCACATGGCTACCCCCGACCGGGACGCACCCGGGTTCGGCGAATCTTGGCGCCCCCGCTGAGCTCGCGCTTCATCTCGGCGCGGAGTTCGCGGAGCTCGGCCAGGCTGTAGTGCTCCACCTCGCGGCCGCCGATTCGAATGCGGCGAGCGCCACCACGGATGGCGCGCTCTACCTTGGCCAGGTCATCAGCGGTCCACAAAGACATAGGGGGCCAGCCTAGAGCGCAGGTCGAAGGACCGGTCGCATTCCTGCGGTCTACCGGCGCCCCCACTTGTCACGACCGCGAGAAAGGTAGCCGGACCGCTTGCGTTTGGTGCGCTTCGGCTTCGCGATGTGGGGCGGCGGGTCTCCAGGCCTCCGTCGGCGTGGCTGGGTGGATTGACCGGTGCTCATCTTCTCGACCCAGGCCTCCAGCCGCCTCGACATCTGTTTGAGGGTGCGGCCCAGGCTGTACAGCGCGTGAAGCGCGGCGACATTGTAGACCATCAGGTCGAGGGCCTCGTTGCGCACATGGTCAGGCTTCCACCAGTAGTGGACGGCCCGCCCCTTGATGTACTTGGTTCGCCGCCGTTCGCTGGTCAGCTGCGCGAAGTAGCCCTCGTCGAGCGCCTCGGGGAAGTGGATGTAGCCGGGGCCCGGGGTCTGCCGGCGAAGGCGGCGGTAGACGATCCACTTCGCCTCGTTGACGCAGACCATGTAGTGCACGTTGCCCTTGCCCTTCTTGTTCCGGCTCGGCTTCTTCGGCCACACGGGCTTACTGTCGGTCTTGTCGCCCTTGATGGCCCAGACGTTGCGGTGTGCTCGAGCCTTGCAGAAGTCGTAGACGCGAGTGGTCAGGTAGCCGCTGTCGACGCAGGTCCCCTGAACGTGGATGTTGACGCCGGCCTCGTGCTCCCAGTCGCGCTGCAGGTAGATGTCCAGCTCAGCCCAGACACCCTCCGGTGAGATCCCTGAAGGAACGTCTGGCTCTCCCCAGAACGTGCGGTGGTCGATGACCCAAGCCTCCTCACCGAGGCCCCAGCCGACCACCTTTGCCTCGAGGCGGTCGTCCTGAACGTCGACGGAGGCGGTCAGCAGGACGATGCCCTTCGGCACCTCAGGCCCGGTGGACTCCGGCCCGTAGGCCTCCCGGCGATCCATGAGCACGCTGTCGCTGGGCCGCTCGCCCTTCTCTTCCCAGGTCTCGCCGAGGATGGTGTTGACGAACACCTGCATCAGCGACGGATCACCGTTGTCGAGCGCCTGCTTGGCCTCGAGGAACTGCTTTGCCAGGCGAGCCCACTTCGTGAACGGGCTGGCCAGGGTCGGGAAGTGGTAGCTGTGCGTCTCGCCGTCCCAGGCGTCGAGGTCTTCCCGGGTCGGCTGCCACTCGCCGCGCTCAATCATCCAGGCGCGCCACTCGTCGCCGATGAGCTCCTGGCAGGACTCACACTCGTAAGCCGCGTCTCGCGGGCGGTGTGGTGGCCACTTCACCTGCTGCCAGCGCATGTGCTGCATGTGGCCGCAGTGCGGACAGGGCATGAACCAGCGCCGCTGGTCGCCGGACTCGAACAGCTCCTCGATGGCCGACTCGCCTTTGATGAGCGGCGTCGACGGGTAGTAGAACTTCGGGTTGGGGAAGGCCTCGGCGCGCTTCTCGATGACGATGCGGGGGTCACCCTCCACCTTGCCGCCGGTCGTGGCGACCGCGGCAGGCGCCGCCTCGTACTCGTCGAAGAACACCCGCCCC